CCTTGGCCAGCTCGTTGCGCACGAACCAGTCGGCCAGGTTGCCCATGTCGGCCAGGTCGGCTTCGAGGATCGTAGTGCGCTCCTCGTCGTCGAGCTGCTCTTCGAGCTGGGTGGCCCAGGCACGGGTGACGTTGACGTGCTTCTGGATCAGGTTGCGAAGTACCAGGCGGTTGGGGGTGTCCATTGTCGATTGGCTCCTGGAAAAGGGAATGAATCGTGATTCTTATATACAGCGGGTATGCCGGCACATCCGCCGGTCACGGCAAGCTAATGGCAACACCCGAGTTGTAGGCGAATCCTTGGTGCGCCAGGGCGGTCCGGTTGAGGCTGACGGCCACCTCGACCGTGGCCCGGGCGCCGGACACCCGGCGGGCACGGGCCCAGGGCGCGGTGCCGGCCACAAAGGCAAACAGCACGTGCTCGGTTTCGGCGTCGCCGTACGCCAGGTCGCAGGCCTGGAGCTGCCGCAGGTACAGTTTCCAGGCGGTCAGGGTGGCCCCGCGGCCACCGTAAGTATCAAGCAGCGTCAGGTCGGTCGAGCGGAAGGTGAAGCCAGGCGCGTAAGTTTGGATCCCCGCGTAAGTCAAAAACGGCTGGCCGTCGGCGTCGACCTCCTCGGTCTGGACGTTGTTGGTCCAGTTCACTCCCAACACGCCGCCCACGGTCGAGCCGTTCAGGCTGATCGGGCCTAGTGTGTAGCCGCCGGCGAAGCCGGTGGTGACCGCGTTGGTGCCCACGCCGGTCAAGGTGAACGGATCATTCGTGCCGTCGAAGATGGGCACCACGCGATAACTCAACGAGGCCATGCCGCGTTGCTCCGCCTCGAAGCCGGTCCAGTAGGCGAAGGCGTTGTTGTCCAACGTTACCCGGTAATCGGCCGTAGCGTGCCGGATGCCGCCGGAGACGCCCGGTCGCCAGACGGTCAACACGTCGCCGGCCGAGAAGTCGGCGCAGATATCCTCGACCGTCATGGCCCCGATCACGTCGGCGATCTGTGCGGTCCGGCCCGCCAGGTCGGGCCGCTGGGCCATGGCGCCGACCATCGTGGGCGTGGCCTCGGCCCCTTGACGCAGCGCGAATTCCTCAAAATTGAACTCCACCGCGTGATCGTCCAATTGGACGAGATTCACCACCGGCGTGCCCGGAAATTGCATGGCGTGAAGGTAGTGGATTCCTGGAACGCTCATCGTCTTGGCTCCCTCGCTAACGCTTCGGGTTGGGATTTCCTGATCCTCCGGCACGTTGGAAACGTGCCCCACGTCGTCCTCGTCCTTGAATCCGTCGCCCAACCAAACGAGGACGAGGAGGAGGACGAGGGGTGGTGACTCACGTGACTTTCTTGGTTCGTCGCGCCCGGAAACGATCGACCTGCCTCTGCACGGCCGCCTTCCAAATGCGGCCCATTGCGCGCTCTTCGTCGGCCAGGACGGTCATGATCTCGGCCGCCTTCCAAGGCTTGCGTGGATCCTTGGGCCGCATCGAAATGTAACGCGGCCCGATCATGTGGATCGTAAATCGCGTGGGGTAGGCCTTGATCATGTGCCGCCGGCGGAACATGCGCTCCATCAGGCCCGTCCAGACCTGGGCCACCCGGCCGCCCTTCTTGGCCTTGCCCACCCGGCCGTAATAGCGTTTCTTCTTGCGGTACTGCCGGCGTCGATCCTGGTAGCGGTACCGCCCGTGCGCGGCGCGGGCGAAGTGCCGTGGCAGGAATTTGGTCTGCCAATAATCGGCCGCCGCCCGATTGCCGATCTTGGTGAACGATCCCCAGCGACGCTTGGTCACGTCGTGCGGCTGGTCGGTCGTGATGGCGATTTTGATGGGCATGCATTGCGTCGCTTACTCGTCCTCTTCCTTGTCCTCCTCCTCGTCCCTCCCGAAGTCAGGCACATTCGAGGACGAGGAGGAGGACAAGGAAGAGCAGGTTATTCCTCGTGTCCGAAGCTCAACTGGAAGGCCGTTTCCCAATAATCGTTTTGCTCGGCCAGGCGTTGCGGCCGGGCCGTGCGTTGCGGCGGGTGCAGCATCTCCAGGTCGTAATGCAGGTAATCGCCCGAGCCGTTGATCGCGGCCAGCTCTTCCAGCACCGTGCCGGCCCAGTCGCAAAAGTCCTGAGCCGATTGTTTTTCCGCCTCGGGCGTGTGGCCGTTCTGGCGGGCGTTGTCGACCAGGACCAAGACCACGCCGCCGCCGCTGGTCATCGTGTTGGAGGCGCCTTGCCCGGTCCGCTGCTGGCTGAACTCGCCCATCCACAAGACGGCCATGGGACAGCGCCAATTCACGTTGCCGTCGTCAAAGTCGAGATGCCAGTGGATGTGCTGGCGGGCGGTGGCTACGCTGGCGCCCGAGGCGATCCGGTTGCGGAACGAGGCGCAGGCGGCCAGCATCCGCTCGACGGCGTCCAGGGGCGGCGAGAGTAGGCCGGCCGGGAAGGTCACTGGGCGGCTCCTTGCGAAAAGCGGCGGGCGCGGACGAAGGTCAATCGCCAGGCCAGCTCGCCGGCGTCCTCCGTTTCGCCCGGTTGGTACAGGTAGGGACGCTGATCCGGATCGCGGGCCGTGCCGCGGAGGATCGAGTCGCCCACGATGGGCCGATCGATGCCGCCCTGTTCGTGCGTCGGATCGCGCCGGACCAGGACCTCCAGCCGGTCGACCTCCTCCTCGCCGCCGGTGGGCGTCAGTTGCGTCTCGGCCGACTGGTCGATCTTGACCGTGATCGTGCGGGCCGTGCCTCGCAACGGGCAGAAGGTGACCTCCTCGGCGAAGTATTCCGTGCTGAGGAACGCGTGCTCCAGCGTGTGGTCGACCAGGGTTTGCAGTTCGGTTCGCATCGATCAAACTCAGCGAGTGAAGGGGACGGTCCCGTTTTTCTCTCCGCCGACAAGTCGGCTCCGCGAAAACACTGGGACAGTCCCCGGCGAAAAGACTGGGACAGTCCCCGGGTTTTGCTCGCCCTGGCCCGCCGGCTCCCAGCACGCCGGCGGGCCAATGGTGGGCAAGCAAACTCGCGGCTAACAGGTTGTGCGTTACTGCGGGACGCGCACCTCGACCTCAAAGCCGAGGATGTGCAGCGTGCCGACCTCGGTGCCGCTGGTCTTCTGGATCTGCGCGAAGAGCTGCAGGCCCGAGGTGTAGTTGGACATGTCGAACAGCGTGTTGCGGGCCACCCGCTTGGCCGCCCCGTTGCTGTCCTCCTGGTTGAACAGGACGTTGGCCTTGCCACCCACCGAGGCGCCCGGCGGGCCGATGGTCTGGATGCCGGTCTTGAAATCGATCTCAAACTTCCGCCAGCTCGTGGAGAGATCGATCCCCGTGGCCACCGTGGTGTCGTTGGTGCCGTCGTCCGTCTCGACGTGCACGGCGCCCGAGCCGCCCGAGGCACCGTTGATCCCGAACAGGGCGGCGGCGGCGATGGCGTCGGGGTCGTCATTCCGAGCCGCGGCCACGCCCCAGTGGGCCTTGACCGCGGCGGTCAGGGCGGCCGGGATTTTGGCAAAGCAGGCCACCCGGATCAGGTCGTCGATGTCGAAGGGCAGCACGTCGCCCAAGTAGAGGCAGAGGTTTTGGACCTCGGACGTGTTGTCCATGGCCAGGGCGAAGCCGCCGCCGGTCAACGGCGCCAGCGTGGGCGAGCCGGCCGCGGCCGTGGTCTTGGTGCACCAGACGCCGCCGTCGGCGCTGGCCACGGCCGGTACGGAGTGCTTGCCGTAGAACCAGTACGGCAGAACAAGCGTTTTCATGATAGGCTCCCTTGGGGAAGGTGATTCGTAATTGCGATAGCACGGGAAACGGGGAAGGGGTCAGTCCCCTGTTTCGCTTTGCCGGCGGAGCCGGCACGCAAAAAGGGGACAGACCCCGGGGGTTTACGCGCCGGCGTTGCGGCAGGTGCCGCGATAGCTGGCCACGGCCGCGGCGAAGCGGCCTTCGAGGTCGTAATAGCGGGTCTTGCGGCCCGGGTCGAACCAGGTGGTGCGCTTGCCACCCTTGCCGTAGCCTCGCATGAAGCAGTGGGCGATCGCCCGGCGGACGCGAGGATCGGCGAAGGTGTACCAGATGGTCGTCGAGTTGTCGTCCAGCTCCGGCTCGACCACTACCTGGATCTTGCCGCGGAACGGGTTGGTAGTGGCGTCGGTCACCGGCAGAATCGCCAACGGCAAAAACACCTGCTCGGCGGTCGTCTCCAGGGCGGCCGGCACCAACAGGACCTTGGGCGGCGTCTTGATCTTGCCCTTGTCACCCACGCCCGTTTGGGCCCGGTGCTTGGTCCGCATGTCGCCCATCTCGGAGACGCTGGGCGCGCCGCCGCTGCCGCTGGCGATGTCGTTGCCGTGATTGGTATCGTCGTATAACGCGTTGCTGTCCACGCACGTCACGTTGCCGATCAGCAGGTTGACGCACAAGCGATTGAGCGTGTTCTCGTGGGCGTAGGCCATCGAGGAAAGCTGCTGCGAGAAGCCGTCCAGATCGTCGTTGGCCACCATCACGGGCGTCAAGCCGGCCACGCCGCCGTAACGATCGACCTGGATCCAGCCGCCCAGCTCCTCGTCCGCGTGGAGCTTCGCCGGGTCCTGGTCGTCCTCCAACAAACTCAACTCGTCGAAGTGACCGATGGCGATGATTTCGCGGGCCTTCAGGTCGGGCGCGTCGGACAGCTTGGCCGTCCACTTGGTGTAAGTGACGTCCGCAAGCTGCAGCGCCTGATCGAGCAGCTTGCCGGTCAGGCTGGAGAGCAGGTGCGGATAGTCCCCGGGCCGCGAGTAGGCCGGCCCGGCCGAGAGCACACTGGCGTGCGAGCCGCCCAACTGCAAGAACTCCAGGGCCACCGTCTCGCGATCGGAGTACTCGTCGAATCGCAGGCCATGCAGGCGGCACTGGTGACGGGCCATCTGCGAGAGACTCATTTGCTCCAGGTCGCGGGCCTCGTCGCTCACCTCGTCGTGCTGCTCGGGGTCGGGCGTGCAGCGGTTGAACAGGACGGCGGCGGCGGCCTGGGTGAACTTGTCGTGCTCGGAGCGGCTGGCCCGGATGTCGCCGCCGGCGGCGCTGCCGCTGCGGGCGGCGGGCGGCTCACGATTGGCCAGCCGCTCGGTCCACTGCTCGAGCGCCTCGGGCACCGACCAGTCGGCCTCGACGGCCGCCTGGGCATCACGGGCGGTCAGCCCGAACAACTCGGCCCGGGCGTGCAGATCGGCGATCCGCTGCCGCTCGGCCGTGGCCGCGGCTTGTCGCTCGGCCTGGAGGTCGACGTTTTGCGTGGCGGTTGTGCCGGCAGACCCGCCAGTCTCGGCCGGCGTGTTTTCGCCGCTGGCGGTGGTTTGGTTTGCGGCCGGCGGCGAGGTGGCGCCCGACTGCAGGGCGGCCAGAATCGCCTCCTCCGTCTCGGGCTTGCTCTGGCCGCGGGCGGCAAACCAGGCGTTGAGGGCCGCGTTGTACGTTGCCTCGTCGGGCTCTTGCGAGTCGAGGATACCCAGCGCGTACATGGCGGCGAGAATCTTTTTCTTCACGACTGACTCCTTGGGAGAAACGGGTTGGGGGTCGATTTGCGAAACGGGGGAGTCGGCGGTCTGCTGGACCGGCCCGCCGGGAGAAACTGCTTGGGTGGAGGCGCCGCCGGCCAGCTCTTCCAGGACGGCGTCGAAGTCGGCCACGCGGTCGATCATGCCCAGCTCGAGCGCCCGGCCGGCGATGAACGTCTTGCCCTGGCCGTAAGATTCCAGGACCGTCTGAACCGAGACGTTGCGGTGACGAGCCACGGCCGCGGTGAACTGGTCGTAGTACTGATTCAAGTGCTCGGTGAGTGTGGCTCGGGCCTGGTCGGAGAGCGGCTCGTAGGCGTTGCCATCTTTCTTGTGCTTGCCGGCGCTAATCACCGTGTCGGTCCAACCGGCCCGATCCCAGTAGCGGCTGCCCTCGCTGTGGACCAGGATCGTGCCGATCGAGCCGATCATCGAGCTGGGCGTGGCGATCAGGTTCTTGGGGCCCACGGCACTGGCCACGTAATAGGCCGCGCTGGCGCACATGCCGCGGGCGACGGCCTTGATCGGCTTGCCCGCGTTCTGCGCCACCGATTGGATTTGCAGGGCCAACTCCTCCAGACCCAGGACCGAGCCGCCGGGCGAGTCGACCTCGATCAGGATCGCCTTGGCCTGGTCGTTGGCGGCGAGTGCCGCAAGCTGCTTGCCGAATTGCTGCGTTGATGTGCCGCCCGAAAAACGGAGCATCATGTTCATGCGCGGGCCGATCACGCCGAACAGCCGCAAGACGCCCACGCCGTTGACGACGCGTTGCTGCTCTTGCCGCTCCTGCTCTTCGTCGAGGCCCAAGCGCATGCGGATCTCGGTCTCGGTCAATCGGAGCCCATCCGACCGCAGGCGAATGACCTCCTCCATCTGCGCGTACTTCTCGGGCAGGATCGCCCAGGGCGTGCGGCAGAAGAGGCCCACCACGTTGCGAGCGGAGTGATTGCGATCGCGGGGAGCCGGCATGTCAACGTTCCTCCTCGTGCTCGATCTCTTCCTCGCCCTCGGGCGCCGGCAAAGACCGTTGATCGTTGCTATTGCCGCCCTGCTGCTTCGACAGGTCGATCGTGGTGCCGATCGACGCGGCGAAGACCTCGGCACGCCGCTTGCCGCGCAGGACCCGTTTCCAGTGCCGGCCGGCCCGGGCGTTTTCGATGATGATGTTGCTCAGGCCGGCCCGGCAGCGGGCGGTGGCCCCATCCGTCTCCTTCTCCGGGTCGATCTGCTCGCGGCCCGGGCCGTACACGTCGAAGCGCGACAGACGTCGCTTGTGGCGGCGGTACTCGGCCGGCGTCACGCAACGGTAGAGGCCCATGGCGGCCGCCTGATCGTTGTGGGCCCGGCGCACCGGCAAGACCAACTGCCGGCCGACGTGGTTTTGGAGCGGGGTGACGAAGGCCTGGTCGTCGAGGTGCGAGGCCCTCGCCGCGCTGTAGCTCGTGCGATCGTAGCGGCCCATCAGCCGCAAGACGGAGATGCCGCTGCCCATGGCGATCAGGGTCATCAGCAAATCCACAAAGGGCGCCATGTCCTTGTTGGGCCGCTTCGATTCGATCACCTCGAACTCATCACGGGGGGAACCGGTGACCACCGTGCCCTTGCCCAATCGAAGCTTGGGGTTGCCCCATTGATCCTCATCATCCGTGCCGTCATCCAGGCCCGAGGCGTTGCCGTACTCGGTCTTGTGCACGGCGGTAAACATCGAGGCGATCGAGCCGGCCGTCAGCTCGTTGCCCACCATCAGGTCGCAGTCGCGAGCCGATTGCATGACCGGGTTGAACCAGGTGACCCCCACGGTCTGCGAAATTCGGAACGGGTAGAACAGGTGCGTCACACGGGCCGCCGGCACGGGCTGCGACTGCGTGGTGTAAGGCGTGAGCGTGTCGTGCGGATGCGCGTCGAACAGCCAGTAATTCACCGGCCGGTTGAGCCGGTCCACCTCGATGCCGCCCACGATCTTGTTTTGCTTACCGCCGGCCGGCCGATCCTTGGTGGTGTCGAGCTGCTCGGACTCCAGGAGCTGGTAGCACAGGGGGACCGATCGATCGGACGCGTTGCTCTGGCACCGCAAGAGCATGGGCGAGCCGGCTTCGAGCATCTCGCGATAGGCGAGTTGCTGCATCTCGAACCAGGACAATCGGCCCGAAACATCCGCCTCAGTCTCGGCCCACTGCAAGAACTCCTCGTCGGCCTCATCGGCGAAATCGTCGAACGGATCGCCGCCCGGCCGCTTGGCGTCGGAGTAGACGTTGATGCCCGTGCCGATCACCAGCGTGATCAGCTTTTGCAGCGCGTTCCGCAAAATGGCATCATTGCGGCACAGGTCGCGGACCCGGCGGGTCAGCAGATCGACCGATTCGAGGATGCCCGTATCGCCGCTGGCGGCGGCCGGGTCCCAGTTGTTGTTGAGCCGATCGCGACGGGCGCCCTTGTAGGCCTCGTGCGTTTTGGCCTCGACGGTCGCGGCCGCCTTTTCTTGCTCGGCGAGCCGGCCGAGGAAGTCGTACGCCGGATCGATCTTTGCGGCGGCGCTGCTCATACGTCGGCCTCCACTGCCTGGATGAATTGCCCGCCCTGGCCGGCCCGCTGCAACGCATACATCCGCTCAAGCTGCCGATTGAGCGCGTCGAGCTGCAAGGTGCGGGCCCGCTCGCCGCCCGTGCCGAACTCCTCGACACCGGCCTCGGTGATCGCCTGGATCCGGGTCAGCGTGGCCGCAATGATCGAGTCGACGGTCGCCATGGAATTGCAGATTGCGGATTGCGGATTGCAGATTTCAGATTGCCGGGGGTCCGGCAGGTGCGTCTGCAAGGCACGGTAAGGCGGCGCGTCAAGAGTTGGGCAGTGCAAGGTTCCAAACTTTGGAACCTATGCGGGATTCCGCATGGCAGCGGCGGATATGCCGGCAGATACGCCACCAGGGCGGCCAGGGCGTCGCCTGAGCCGCCCGCGGCGTGTTGGGCGGGGGATGTGGGAGCGTCTCACGGACCAGCCGTAGGGGCGCAGAGACAGGGCTAGAGATCGGACGACCGCTCGACGTGATCGGCGGACAAAAACGGTTAGAAACGGTCAGAAACGGTCAGGAACAGATAAGACCAGACAAAAACGGTTCGCCTGATCCGTCCGTCCCCTCTGCGTCTCTGCGTCTCTTCGGCTACCGGGCGTTGAAATCCTCGGCGGGGCCGCGGCGGCGGCGGTTCTTGAGCAGCCGCATTAAGTGGGGCACGGCGACTTTCTCGCGGTAGATACACCCATCCTCCGGGCACACGTAATAAGTCACCCCGTGGTGCGTGCCCTTGGACTCGCACAGCACACCGTGGATCGGGCAGGCCGGCCGGATCTGCGATCCTTGGCGGGCCTTGGCGGGCGCGGGCGGCTTCTCGGCCTCGGCCTCGGCCTCGGCCTCGCTGGAGTCGGGATCCAGGGGGACAGTCCCATTTTCGTTTTCGCCGGCAGAGCCGTCAGCGCGAAAATCGGGACAGTCCCCATCGTCCCCATCGGGCACATCCAGGCCCATCGACTCGGGCGGCGGCTCGGGCGGGTCGAGCTGCGCGGCGATCAGGGCCCGGGCCTCGTCCAACATCCGCGACTTGGTCGGGTTGTTCGCGCGGGCGAACTTGCGCAGCCAGGCGTGTGGGTCGGGCTGCACGGCGGCCAACCCGGCCAGCTCGCTGTGCTTGACCGGCGAAATGAACTTGAGATCCTTGATAAACGTCAACAGCTCGGCCTGTTTGGCTTCCTTTGCCATCATCGATACTCCTGTAATCTGCAATCTGAAATCCGAACTCTGAAATTCAATCGTCCCGGGCCGCCAGGCCCAGGTCGGTCTCTACTCTTCGCCGGCCCTTTTGCGGCCGCGGCCAGGTCGACGCGTCCCAATTGAGGCCCAGCTCGGCCAACACCATGTCAGCCGCCGCGCGGGCGTAGATCTCGCAATCCCAATAGTGGTTGCCGAGCGTCTCGCTGCGGACCTTCCAGACGGTCTTGGGGCGGCCGTGCTGGTCCCGCTCGATCGCCTTGTTTTCGTTGACGAGCTGGCGCAAATAATCACCGCCCGTCTGGATTACGTTGGACGGGAAAAGGAAGGCGCCCGCCTCGTCGATCGGAGCGGCGAAGCGGCCCAGTAAGTCCTCCTTGTACACGTCGACGAAAATGCCCCATTGCTGCATGCCGCCGGTGTATTCGCGCCCGGTGGCCGTGTTGCGTTCGACGGTGCGGCAGCGGAACCGCTCGGACGGCTTGACCTTGTGATCGCCGCGGCTGCAACGGATGCGGCGGCCGTCGCGCGAGCGAACGAACTCGTGCACATCGTGCGGCCGGTAGTTACTGTCGATCGCCAGCAGGCGGACCCGCAATTGTGATTTACCCAACGGGTTCATCGAATCGTCGGCGATCGGGAAGACGCGGTTCAGCACGGCCGCATCGAGCTGCAACAGGTCGGTCTTGAGCCGCACGGGTCGATCGGTCGATTCGCTCTCCGGGTCGGTGTCGTATCGCGGCAAGAAACCCCAATCCACGCCCCAACTCGTGCAGCCGTCGCCCCAGGCTCGCACGACGTAGTAGATCCCGGAGTCCTGCACGTCGGCGCCGCTGGTGAGGAACCAGGCCGGTTGCGGCACGCTGGAGCGGACGTGCGTGAAGGCCAGCCGCGTGCCTAGCCGCTTCCAGTGCGGCAGCTTTTGCTGCGTGGTGGCACGCATGCCGAGCCAATCCTGGAGGAACTCGCGGAGCTTGCCATCGCGGCGGAACTCCAGATACGTTGCCGCCAAGTCGCCCCAATTGAATCGCGGCGAGTGGATCGACCACAAATGAAAGCCGGCGTGCCGTTTGCCTCGCGCCGGCTTGCCGCGGAGCCGGCCGCGCTTGTCGAGCCTCTGGCCCTTGGGCACCCAGCGGCCTCGCTCGATCATTTGCTGCTTGTGCTCCGGGCCGATCTTGCAGCCCGCAACACACACGTAATGGGCCCTGCCGCGGGCCTGCTCGGGCTCCAGAAAATTGCCGTCCTCGTCGGTCAACCCGGCGATGCCGCCGCGGCCGGCCAGCTCGCCGTGCTTATACGGGATGAACCGCAGTTCCTGGTATGTGCCGCAGTGCGGGCAGGGGCAGAGCAGCCGCCGCATATCGGAGTTGTGATAGGATTGCTCGATCGGCGAGGGATCGCCGCTGGGGCTGCTCTCCTTGTAGATCTTGCTGCGGAAGAAGCTCTTGACCCGCTCGCCGGCGGCGGCCAGCGGATCGCCGACGCCCTTGCGGCCCGTCTCGTAGACGTCGATCTCGGTCTCCAGGACCCAGCAGCAGGCCCGGCCGCGGAGCCGTTGGGCGGAGCCTGACCAGGCCAGGTAACACCGCATGCTGCCCAGGTCGAGGTGCCGCGTGTTCCAGTTCGATTTGGGCGGCACGCGATCCCGCAGCGGCGGCGGCGAGGCGGCCGCATTGGCGTAGACCCGATCGCGGAACTCGATGGCCGAATCCCGGTTGGGCGTGCAGACCATGGCCGGCGCCGGGTGGATCTCGGTCCGCGAGAGGAGCGCGGCGATCAGCGTCAGGGTGCCGCCGATCTGCGTGCTCTTCAGGAGCGTGATCTCGTACACGTCGGGATCGTCGAAGCAGTCCAGGATCTCGCGCCAGTAGGGCCGATCGTCGAGATTGTAGCGGCCGCCCGAGGCCTCCCAATCGGGCGAGAGCCGCACGTGCTGGGCGCACCAGTCGGCCGTGGAGATCCGCTCCTTGGGTCGCCAGGCGGCGGCGCCGATCGAGGCAAGCCGTTGTTGGTGATCGAGTTGGTCAGTCGTCGTGATCATCGTCGTCGTTGGCCGGGTCGGTATCGCCGGCCAGCAGCTCGGCAAGCGTGGTGCGGGTATCGTGAACGGTCCGGTCGATCGTCTGCCGGATGGCGGCACGCACGGCCGCCGGCAGCTCGGGCGGCAACAGGTTGTCGACCCGGTCGGGCATTTGCTGCAGGACAGCCACCGCGTTGTGGATGGTGCGTTCGAAGAATCGGGCGATCTGGGCGAAGTCCCCCAGCTCGCCTTGGAGCTTGGCCACCTCGATCTCCGCCTTGTCGGCCCGGGCCTTGGTCAGGCGGACCCGCTCGGTCTGCTGGCCGTCCTGGATCGCCTCCAGGCCGCCCGGCTTGCCTTCCAGCCACTGGGCGATCTCGACCAGCGGAAAATAGCCGTCTCGCCGGCCAGGCCCGCCGGCGCGGCCGGGGAAGGTAGGATCGAGCGACCAGGTAGACAGCGTGCGGATCGAGACGCCGAAATGGGCGGCCGCCGCGGCCCGGGTGTTGGCGATCGGCTGATCGGCCAGCGGATCGCGATCGACTTTGACCCGGCCGTGCTCGACCAGCCATTGCCGGACCGCGGCCGGGTCGAACCGTTTTTGCCGCGGCCGTTTCTCGTCCGCGTGCCAGGGCAGTCCCTCTTGGATCAGCCGGGTCAGCGCCGGCTGAGTGAGGCCGAGACGTTCTCGCAAATCGGTGAAACTGAGCATGCATCATGCTGCGTCGTCGTCATCCTCGGGATCGATCAACACCAGGCCGGCCAGCGGATCCTCGGGCTCGGCCGGCGGCTGGGCGGGCGCGGCGTGCGGGTCGATCGGGTGATCGCGGCGGAGCTGGTCCGAGCAGACCTTGAGCCGCTCGACCAGATCTTTGGGCACGGGCTCCTCGGCGGCGGCCAGCTCGGCCAGCTCGGCGGTCAGCAGGGCCAGGGTATCTTTCCAGGCCTGGCGCACGTCCTCGCGGACCTGCGCCGCCTGTGCGGGATCGATCATGGGCTGGGGGGATCGAGGGACAGAGCAACGCGTGGCGGCGGGTCTGCCGTCACTTCCGCCATTCATGGTAAGCGGAAACCTATCGCGAGGGCAATAGGTCTCTCGATCCCTCAGACTAATGTGAAGCGCCGCACGAGCGCGCCACCAGCGCGCCCGGGCCGGAACCCCGCAATTCGACCCCGCTGGGCGATATTTCCCCGGAAATATCGCCTCCCTCAGACTAATGTGAAGCCCGAAAGATGATGATGATGATGAAGCAAAACAACCTCGGTGCGTGCAAAAGCGTTGCCCTCGATTTGGG